ACTGATTCTTCAACATTCAGTTCTGGCTCTACTGCATTGAACATATTCTGTGCTACTTGTACACGAAGGTCATCGAGTTTAGCAGAGATCTTTTCTGCCATTGCAGACTGAAACGCAGACTCTGTTGTCATTGCATCTTTTTGTAACATAGCTGTTACCAATTGTTTTACTGATTCATTCATTTTAGTTTTCCTTTAGATTTATCTTCTGGTTCAGGAGGTTGGTTATCGTCCATCTGCGGGGCGTTATAAGCCATGTAGTTATCAGAAGCAGCTTGTCCAACTGCAGCCAATGTACCATCAAACTCAGCATTCGCCATATGGTAATCTTCTTCAGAGTCCATTTCTTTCTGCATCGCTTCGATGAGTTCTTCATCTTGGAACAGAACATTCTCTTTGATCCACTGCATAGAGTAGAACTTACCAATGTATGGTTCGATCTGCTGCAAGGCACCTAAACGTGCCATCATGATTTCGTTGTCTTTTAACTCAGCATAGTGGTTATCTTCAACGAAGTCGTAACGGATATCTTGCTTTAAATCATCCCACTCATCGGCTCTCATGATGTTCTTAGAGATAAGTTGGACACCCAACGCATCAGTGAAGAAGTTAGCGAAACGTTTACGTAGACGAGCAACGAACTTGTGGAACTTAATCTCGTCACGAGAGATTTCAGTGGCACGACCAATAGAGAAGCCTTGTTGTTCTTGCATACGACCAACAGGTACGTTCAATGCATGGAACAATTTGTTTTGGAAGTATTCGATATCTTGAATATCACCAAGATTCTGACCGCCTGGAAGTGTAGTAATTTCTGTGCCTTTACCACCTTCACGACGAGGCATCCAGAAGTCTTCCATCATTGACATGTGTTTACGGTCGTCACGCACTTCACCAGTAGTAGCATCATAAACAATCTTGTTACGGAACTTGTTCATAATGTCAGTTACATACTGTTCGGCTTTAACCTTAGGTAAGTTACCAACGTCAACATAGAAAATTCTACGTTCAGGAGCACGGCTAATACGATAGATGACCATCGAATCTTCGATCATCTTTAGTTGGTTTACTGGTTTGATTGCTTTGTGCAAGTAAGACAACATCATACTTGTGTTAGCGTCTAAGAAACCAGATGGAACATAAACAACTGAGTCTAGGGAGAGTTTAACACCCTGTGTTGTTTGCTCCGTAATTCCTTTGTCATTGAACAGATAGTATTCTTCGATCTGTTTAATAACTTCAACACCCTTTGGTGTTCTTTCTTTGATTACGTTCTTGATACGACGAATTTTACGTGGATCAATATAACGTAGTTCTGCAATACCATTCTTAGGATTCTTTTCATCCAAAAGGATCTGGTAGTACAAACGACCATCAACATACCATGTACGGAAAATATCATGGCCACGGTCATCTAGTTTGATAAGTTTCAATACATTATTGAACTCATCACGCATTTTCTTTTTAATAGATTCGGAAATCTGCACATCGTCTAGATTGATGTTAACAGATTTACCTTTTTCGTCTACAATAATTGCTTCGTTCACAATATCTTCGATTGCTGAATCACAATCGCTATACTGAGCAACTTCACGGTAACGACGGAGTAGGTCATTCTCGTTCTTAATGACCCCGTCCAAATCCATGACCATACCGTAGTATCCACCAGCATTTACACCAGTGTTTACTACGGTGGCACCGTCCTGTGCCGTCGGGGAGACAACGCTCCCGATAGGCAACTCTTTTTTACGGCTTATCTCAAAACCAAATAATTGCATTATATAACCTTCAGATTATTATAGAGGGATAGAACCCACTGGAGTATCGATGCTAACATTAGCGCCGAAGCCAGAAGAAGCACCAGTAGCAGAAGTGAAGAAGTTGTATGTGAATTCCACATCAAACTGTTCAATTGCGTTCTGTTGTTCGTAGTCTAAACCGATAGCACCAATCATCGTTGGGAAAGCATCAACGAACTTATAAGTCTTGATGATAGCGCCGTTACGGTCTAGTTGGTGGATAGACAAGTCAACTTGATAGTCAGAAGGATTGACACGACCATCAGTAGTGTCATAGTTCTGGATACCAGATTGCCATTGTTCCAATGCATTACGGATACCAAAAGTAGTATCGTTATAGATTGTAACAGTCCATGGTTGGAATGTACGCTCACCTGCGAAGTTAACTGGACGTCCTTTAAACAAGACTGGAATAGTCTCGATAGTTGACGCTGGTAGTTGAGCAGCTTTACACAAGAACTGTGCACGTTGTCCAGCTACCGCACCCAATGTAACAAACGCTGGGAATGTTAGTTCAGCACGGAATTGGTTAGGGCGAGCGCCCCCGCCAATCATCTGTGACTTAAAATCAGCAATATTTGCCATTTAAATTCTCCTTATTCTTTCTTATTTATTCTCTAATTAAGCACCTAGTTCGCTAAAGCTAATGCTAGAACGAGCAGCTACAAAGTTAAGAGTGATAAAGTTGATAGAACGGTTTGGCTTAACGAAGATGTCAGCAACAAAGTTGTTAGAGTCAATTACTTGACCAGTGTTGTTAGACTCATCGCACTTAACAGCGAAATCTGTAATACCACGACGACCTTGAATGTCACGTAGGAATGGCTCGATCAAGTTCTTGAACTGAGCACGAGTGAACGGATCGTTGAATTCGAACAACTGATACTTAGCAGCAGTAGCGATAGCCTTTTCCATAACGATAAACAAGCGACGAACGTTGATACGATCGAAGGCAGATGGCTTAGCCAACAATGTCTTGTCGCCGAATAGAACAGTACCTTCGCCTGGGAATGTTACAACTGGGTTAACACCAGCTTTGTACAGAACATCACGGTCTGCTTTAGTTGGGTTCAATGCCAACTTAACAACGTTCTTAATTTGTCCACGGTTTAGACCAGATGGAGAGAACCATGGGTCATTAGTGTAATCAGTACGTGCGCATAGACCAGCAGTGTCACCGTTCAATGGAATCCAACGATACTTGTCGTTGTAGCGGTCATATTGATACTTGTAACCAGAGTCAAGAACAGCGTAAGAAGTACTTGGAAGAGCATTACGGTATGCAACCATCTTGTCAGTAGCAGCAGAGCCAGTACCGATAATTGGTTCACCAGTATCTACATCTTGAGCAGAAGCGAATACAACGCAGTCCAAACGAACTTCGGCGATGTTGCTGATAACATAGTTAACAACAGTAGCAGAAGCCTTACCTGTTGCGATTAGAGAGATGTCATATTGAGCATCATCTGCAAACAAAGAGAATGCAGTTTCTAATTGGCCATCAGTAGCAACTAAGTTGTCAACACCACCAGATAGTGAACGAGTAACAGCAGAACCGATAGTATCAAATGCTTTGCTAGCAGAAGATGTACCCCAGTTAGTGCCAGCCGCAGTATGATCCATCCAGTAGATGTACTGTGAACCAGTATTGATAACGTCTTTGTAGTAGTTGTTTGTGCCGTCAGACTTCTTAACATCAGATGCTTTAGAAACGTACGCAAACTTTTCTAGTACAGTTCCTGGTGTTCCAGTCCATAGACCGTCTTCATCAACAACAACCACGTGCAGTTCATCATTAGAACCACCGATATTAGCAGCGTATGTAGAAGTAGATGGAGCAGAATCAAAGTTAGCTTTATAAGCCCAAGATGCAAAAGAAGCAGAGTCTGCCATAGAAACTAACAAAGAGTTTCCTAGAGAACCTGGATAACGTGCAGCGAACTCACCATTAACACCAGCACCATTTGCGAATGACATCAAGTAGTCATTTGTGTTATTGATTTTAACTCCACCAACAGAAACTACAGATGTGAATTGAGCAGTCGAACCGCCACCACCAGAAATAGTTACAGAAGGAGCAGAAGCATAACCAGAACCAGCATTAGTGATTGTTAGACCAGTAATACTAGAAGAAGAAATAGTAACTGTACCAGCAACGAATCCAGAACCACCACCAACTGTTACAGTAGGAGCAGAAGTGTATCCAGAACCAGCTGAGTCAATAACGATACCAGTAATAGCACCACCAGAAACTGTTACGTGCGCAGTAGGTTGTTCTCCACCACTAAGTTGTGGGTTAGAGAATGATACGATAGATCCAGTAGTGAATCCAGAACCACCTTGAGAAACTGTAATACCAGTAACACCACCACCAGAAAGGCGAGCAGTAGCAGTAGCTTGGATACCAGAAGCATCATCAGGTGCGCTTAGAGCAACTGTTGGAACAGAAGTGTATCCAGAACCAGCGTTGACTTGAGCGAAACCAGTAACAGTACCAGTTGCAATAGCAACAGCGTTGCGTTGGGTGCCAGTGTCAGCACGGCTGATCAAAAGGCTATTTGTATAAGACAGGAAGTTTGCTGCAGTAAAGAAAGACTGTGCATTGGCGTCTTGTGGCTTGCCGAAAATACGAACTAATTCGTTCTCGGAAGTAACAGATGTAGGAGCCAAAACTGGACCCCAAGCAAACGCACCAGCAAAAGCTCCACGTGAGCTAGACACGGCTGGAACGATTGATGAAAAATCTTTTTCTACGACTGCAACGCCTGGAGATAATTGGAAAGGCATTGTAATTCTCCTTGTTAATAGTTTACTTTAGACAGAAAATCGTGTCTACATTTTATTTAGTTTTTACAAGTTTTCAACTCAGAAATTCAAAGGCTCGGCAT